AGGCCCCCGCCATCTCTGCGGCTGGCTCGGCCTCGGGTGCCGGTGCGCCGCCCTGCGGCGCCTGTGGTTGCGGCGGTCCCGCCGCGGCCATCGCCAGCGCGCGCATCTTTTGCTGCTTCATCACCAAGCCCGTCAGCGTGTCCTCACGGTGCTGGACGAACACGGCCTGCACCTCGGGTGGCAGGCGGTCGAACTCCGAGGTCTCCATGAACAGTTCGTGCTCGTCCAGATGCGACTCGAAGTCGTCCCACTCGTGCACGGGCACGGGACGGCCTTCCAACATGAGCGTGTGTTCCTGCCGCGCCTTGGCCCGCTGGACCCCGCCGGGGATGGAGCGTACCCCCACGCCGGAGAGTTGTGCCGCATCGTGGAAGGCGCGCAGTGCGCCCGGGCTCTTGGGGTCGCCGAAGGCACCGTCCTTCCACATCTGGTAGGCTCTGGCGCGGCGCTCGTTGTGGCCCTCCGGCACCATCGACTCAATGTCCGGCACCACATCGGCATCCCCCGCCTCCAGAATCTCCGGCAGCAGGACGAGGGTGCGGGCCGCCTGGTCTTCGCCGGTGTAGCGGAGGATCGTCTGGGCCGTGTACATCATCTTGTACATCGGCCGCCAGTCGTCCAACATCCGCCCCAATTCCTCAGAGGCCCGGCGCATCGTCGGCCCGAGATAGCGGTCTTCTTCAAACCGCAGTTCCTGCACGAGCTTGGCGGACGCACCCTTGCCCACCCGCTGCGAAGTGGGGTCGGTGCCCGTCTGCGAGCCGAGGATGGCCAATTCCTGCTGGAGCCAGAGCTGCGCCTTCCACGCATCGGGCGGCAGCCCGGGCGGGGTCAGCCACGCAACCGGCTGGACCCCCGGCTTGAGGCGCACGCCGTACTGGCGTCCCGGCATATTGTCGATCTGATCAGCCCGGAGCCCCGAGTCGAGGTCGTACACCTGCTGGGGATTCACGCAGAGATCGCGGTAGGTCAGGATCTGCCGCGCCCCGTGGTTCAGACTCTTCTGCGGCCCCAGCATCATCTCCAGCGGCGTCGAGCCCCAGGGACGGCCGGGAATCCGCACGAACTCGAAGCACCGAATCGGGCTGGTGTGCTTGCAGTTGTAGGGCCGCGGGCCATCGAAGAGCACCTTGCTCTTGGTTGAGATCAAGAGCCGGCCCCCGGCACTCTCCGGCGTCTCCTCCATGCCCTCGACTTCCTCGGTCGGCGCGTCCCACTGGGCCTGCACGCAGGTATAGCCTTCGACGTGGATCGCGGACGCGGAGCCCGTCACGGTCGGGGCCAGGGGCGAGAAGGCGTGACCGTAGAAGCCGGAGCCGAACAGCAGCCGTTCGAGGAAGCTGGAATTGGAGGACGGCAGATCGGTGATGTCGGGCTCGACCTCCACGTTCCACCGCTCGAAAATCTGCTGTGGCGTCAGGTAGGAGCGGGTCCGATGCCGTGTCTGCTGGTGCCAGGGCAGCGGCCCCCACTGGCCGCGGACCTCGAGCGGGGACAGGACATCGACCACCAGCTCGCCCGTGCGCTCCCGGTGGGGCTTGCCCGTGATCTCGAGCTGTCCCTCGTCTTCCGCGCTCTCGCCGCGGAGAATCGCCTGCGGCTCCCCCTTGGCGTTGAACGGCACCCCCTGCGCGACCTGACGCCGGATCGGCTGGCCGTCCCCGCCGACAATCGCTGACCCGTCGCCGCGCAGCAGTTGGAGGTCGGCTTGGCCTTCCCAGGTCTCGAAGTCGCCCTTCGAGATATCGACCCGGCTCTGCAAAAACCCTGTGCCCGCCACCACCATCCAGGAGGCCACGCGCGCCCACACCTCCCGCATCCCCGTGCTGCGCCACTGCACCCGGTAGATCGCCATCAGCGCTTCGGCGATCGCCGCATCCTTCTCGTCGGGCCCGGGGGCGAAGCTGGCCGCGAACTCGTTCTCCGTCATCTTGGCGTGCGTCAGAATCACCCACGGCAGCAGGTGGTTGAACGTCGGCCGCTGGCGCCACTTCTTCTCTTCGTCACTGAGAAACTGCTCGACATCGATGTGGCCGAGGAGGGCGTGGTAGACGAGATACTGCTGGCCCGCCACATACCGGGCGGCGGTTTCAATGGTGCGATCACGGAGACGATAGGCGGCGTCCTGAATGCTCCAGCCATCGTAGTTGTAGCGGCAGCGGGCGGAGTCGAGTTCGTCTTCCTGATTGTTGATGCGCAGCGGCGGGGGCATCCACAACTTCCCGGCGGGCCGCACCCATTCACGGCCCTTCGGGGCAGGGGTCTCCTTCTCCCGATAGATCGGGCCCGGCATCTAGCGCATCCCTGGTGCGAGCATCCACATCCCAGACGGTTGGAGGGTCCGGCCACCCGCATCACCAACCTCTAGGATACTACGGCACGCGCCCCAAGCAAGTCACCGTGCTAGGCGGTTTCTCCTGCCCCGGCGCACCACAACTCCGGCCACCGCTTCTGGATGCGACCGAGGACCTCCTGTGGTGCGACGAACACCTGGGGATCGTAGGGTTCGGGTTCCCAGATGTCGAACTGCCGCTCGCGCAGACAGGAGCGGGATTTCAGGAGGTTCAGGTTCTCGGGGTAGCCGAAGATGTTGGGGTCCGACTTGCCCCACAGCACGACGCCGGGCTTCGGGAACTGGTGGGCCATGTGCTGCAGGAAGTTGTCCACCGCGATCCAGACACCGCACTGGTGGATCAAGCTGCGCACCGCCGCGAGCGGCGCGTTGCGCAGCGCCTCGCCGGCCACGCTCGGCTCACCCGCCACGCCGAGCTGCAGCACCCGGCCGGGCAGGAGCGCGACGAGCTCGGGCCACCAGGGGTACTCCTTGGGGTTCCGCTTGCCGTTGCGCATCGGCCGCGGGAACGGGGAGAGGAGAATCATCGGTACATCGCCTCCCACGCCTCCGGCAGCGTGCGCGTCCACTGGTGGTCCCACATCCAGCGGTAGAAGTTGGTGATGTCGAACTTGTCCCCGAGCATCTGCTTGGCGTCAGCGATCGAGAGCAGGCGCTCGCCGGGGAACAGCTCCGGGTAGCACACGGCGAGGATGTAGTCCCGCTCCGGGTGCGCGGCCTTGATCTTCGGGTAGGCGGTCTGGAACGCGAGGTGGTCGCCGATGCCGCAGTCCAGCACCACGACCTTCGCCGGGCGCCGCTCCACGCCCCAGATGCCGAGCACCTCGGCAAACTTCCGCTCGTCGCCCTCCCACATCTCCTTGCGGGCGTCGGTCGAGCGGATGCCGCCGGTCATCTGCTGCAGGTGCCAGGTGATCGCTTTGGGCGTCACCACCAGCCGCCACGCCTCACGGAACATCTGGTGCGTGAACAGCGTCTCTTCACGGTGCCCGATGCGCGAGAGATTCGCCGGATAGCCGTTGCGGCGCCCCGCCTCCACGCGATAGAGGAAGGTCGAGTAGAGGTGCTCGACATCCCGGGGCCCCCCGTCCCACTGGCACCACTGGAGGTTGGGGCCCTGGTCGATCTGCTCCAGCCGGCCGGTGAGCCAGTCCGGCGCAGAGTTGGTCGCGCCAGGGATCAGGACCAAGCCCCCCACCGCCCCCACGCCCTCCTGCATCTCGTCGAGCAAGCGCTCGAGACAGGTGGGTTCCGGCACCTCATCGTCATCCACCCGCCAGATCAGGTCGGTGGTGGCCGTGTCGAGACAGTGCTGGTGGTTCAAGACCTGTCCGCCCCGCGGCGTCGTGAACATCTCCCAGGCGATCCCCCGCATCGTCCACAGGGCAAGGATGGCGTTGAAGGGGGGGAGCTCCCGCAGGTCCTTCTGCTCCCCATCGTCGTACACCTCGATCCGGTCGGGGGCGACGGTCTGCTGCGCCAGCGCCATCAGCGCCATCGGCAGCGTCGTGGTGTAGCGGTCCTTGGTGGACACGCAGGCGGTCACCGTCAGGCGCGTCGTCGGCCGGCGTGGTGGCGTCCGCTCCTTGAAGCCGACGCAGCACACATCCTCGCCGCCCCGCGTCTCCTCGATCTCGATCATCGTGAGCGGCAAGAACCTCCGCAGGTCCGCCGCCGACAGGTTGCGATAGTAGTCCATCGTGAAGGGGCTGCTAAACGTGTCCGTGCGCGCGGTTCCGTGTTCGGCGCGGTTCGGGCCCGCGCAGGTGAGGACGAAGAGCCCACCGGGCTTGAGGTTGGCGACCATCTGCACAAGCGAGCGTTCCCAATACCGATCATGCTCCAGCGCTTCGGTGGAGATCACCACATCGTAGGCGTCCAGCTCGATCAGGTCATGGGCGCGGATAACCCGGTCCACGCCGGGGCCTGGCGCGAGGTCAATCCCCACGTACTCACAGTCGGTGAAGAACTCGCGCACGGTGCCGTTGATGTTGAGCGAGCCCACTTCCAGGACGCGCTTCCCGCGGAACCACGCGGGGAATCGCGCCCGCACCTGCGCGACGAATTGGTGGGCTTCAGGGTGCATGAGGGGCCTCGTCGCCTGGAGAAAGAATCCCGCGTCTGCGAACCGTGCCTCGTGCTCCCGTAGGTACACGGGATACCGCTCGTCTACAGGGACCACGGCGTACCGGCAGTCGGGGCGGCCGAGCATATCCTCGCCCCGCGCCACCCGTCGCTGCAACTCGTCGGGGTGTTGAGCTTCCGCACGGTACTCCTGATGAGCTGTCGCCTCCAGCTTCGTCACCCACTGCGCTGGCCCGCCCATGAACGAGAAGTGCCAACCAGCATCGGCAAGGAGCGGCACCTCACCAGCGGGCGGGTAGCGCACCCCGCACGGCCTGCGCTCACGCACGATCCGGTAGGGCGCGATCTTCTGCCAATCCCACCCCCGAGGATCCTCGAGGTTCGCGTAGCCGTAGAAGAGGCGCTGCTTGAGCCGGCAGAGTCCTTGCGTGGGCTGGTAGGCCGCCACCGCTGCGGCACGCGGGATTTCGTCCGCATCTCCGATGAGGATGATGTCCTCCGGCCAGCAGCCGGTAAGAGCCCGCATTGCCGCATCCCGCTGCCAGCGTTCCCGCACCCACGGGTCCGTCGTCTCGGGGAAATCATTGACCACGATGTGCGTGATCTTGTGCAGGTACTGGGCGAAGCGGTCCTTGTGCTTCTCGAACAGGAGTTCCTTCGGCTGTCCCTGGTAGGTCAGCGTCCCCTCGGTGATGACCCACCGATCCACTACGGGATCGAGTTCTGCGAACCGCAGCTCGAGGATGTCCAGCTCGTTGAAGAAGGGGAAGCAGTCGTAGACCACGCGCGGCCGTGCGCTTGATGGCGCAATCCAGATGCTCGTGTCGGGGCCGGCGTGCACGCCGGGGAAGTGCTCAGTCACCACCTCGTAGACTTCCATCCAGCCCTCATGGAGCGGGAAGAAGTCGTGGCCGCACAGGAGTCCCCCGGGCTCCAGCAGCGGCGTCCAGTCCTCGAGGTCGGCGGTAATGCCCGGCCGCGAGTGATCGCCGTCGATGAAGATCATGTCCGGGCGGATCCCGAGGTCCCGAAACAGCGCGGCGGCGTTCGCGCTGGTCATGCGCACGGGACGCACGCGACCCGCCGCGATGTGGTCGGCCATGTTGCGGTTGAAATGGAGGAAGGCGTCGTCGCCCTCCCGGAGCTTCGCCGTCGCGTGAAAGCCGGGCTCGCCACTAGAGCCGTTCCACGTGTCTACGCAGTACAGCACGGCCCCCGGAGCGAGGTGGTCCGCGATCGCCCGGCTGCTGCGGCCGTGCCAACTCCCGACCTCGAGGATGATCCGATGCTCGGGGGCGTGAAGCGCGAGCCACCGCAGCTCGCTCGGGCCAAACCAGCCGCCGATGCCGTTGGCCTGCGTGATGTCCACGGTCTCATCGTACCGGAGCCGGAGAATCTCGCGGTTCCGCTCCAGCAGGGCGTTAGTCTCCGTCATCTTGCCGAACGTCTGCTCGCCGTCGTGGTAGATGGGGTAGTCGCCTACCCACATCTTCTGCTGCTTCCACTCGGGGAGCGTGGAGTCGTTCGGCTTGTCGGCCAGGAAGTGGCCGCCCTCCTGGGGCACCTGGCACCAGTGGTAGCCAGCGCGCTCTGCCCGGATGCAGGTGTCCGTGTCCTCCCCGAAGCCGGGGTTGAACACCTCGTCCATGCCGCCGAGCTGGTCCCAGACGGTGCGGCGAATCATCACGCAGAAGAAGATCAGGAAGTCGTGGTGGGAGTTGGGGTCGTGCTCTTTCTGCGGCCCCGTGATGGCCATCTGTGGGTCGGCGTCCAGCGGCGCGCGCAGCAGGTCCAGCCATTGCGGCCCGAGAATCACTGTGTCGTCGTTCAGGAGGACCAGGTACTCGCCCTTCGCCTCCCTCGCCCCCACATTGCAGGCGCGGGTCATCCCGAGCGCTTCGGTGTGCCACAGAATCTTGAGCGGGATGTGGTGCGCGAACTCCCAACACCAGCGCTGGGTGTCCGCTGGTGCGCCGTTCGCCACCACGATGACTTCGTACTCGGTGCCTTGGGGCGTCTGTGCGGCGATGCTTTCCAGGCACGCCCGGAGTCCCGTCGCGTTTGTATACGTCGGGATGATGATCGAGATCACGACGGGTGTTCCACCTGCCACGCCTTGAACTGCTCGTCCGTCATCGCCACCATGCCGTTGGTCAGGAACTCGGTGGTGAGCAGCACGTCGTCCACGAGCCCCACGCTCATCTGAGGCCCCACCCGCTTCCACAGCTTCTTGGCGTAGTCGTAGACGCCTTCGGGGACCATGAGATCGCCGCCCTCGTGCCGGAGCAACCAGCGGTCCACTGTCACCATCTGGCCGGTGCCGGGTTCGCGTACCTGTTCGCGCTCGTGCCGGCGCAGCGCCCGCAGCGCATCCCGCCACTCTTTGAGGAGCTTCTGGTCATCCTCCCCGCCCATCTCGATGTTCCGGGCGTTCACGCAGTCCCAGAGCCGCGCCCAGATGCGGACGCTCGCGGGGCCGGGTTCATCCAACTCCGCGGCGATCTTGAGCTGGTCATCGGTGTAGCCGTCCAGGTGCCCGACTCTCATGTGCTGCCTCCGGTAACGGGACCGTCCCATCGTATTAGTGGTGCTGGCGCTGAAGCCGCCGTACATCCGCTGCGTCCACACGCCAGTGCTTGCCGACGCGCCTGCCCTTCAAGCGCCCCGAGAGCAGGAGGTTGAACACCTGCTGGTAGGTGCGCTTGAGGCGGACGGCGGCTTCAGGGATGGAGAGGGTGTGCGACACGAAGAAATAAATACTATCCCTCTTGCGCAGCGTCAAGGG